TTGCAAAAAGGGGGATGAAAGGGATCCGCTTGGTAATAAAAAATTAGGTTTGGCTCCGGGTGTAACTTGAACCTGGGTGCCGGTGAGTTCTTCTGCTGTGGGAATTTTAACCATAATTAATAATATTTGTTCCAAAGTTGTCCTGTCGTGGCAGCTCCTCCTAATAAGGAAGCTCCCGCCTGATATTTATATCCTAACGCCTGGTTCCTCGCCGTCATGTTCGCGACATCACCTTGCATTCTTTCAAAGACCGCTGCATCCATTTGCTTCTTCACGCCGATGGCTGCGTTGTAATCCATCACCTTTTTTTCAAAAGCGACAAGTTCCGCATTATTCTTTATGACCTTTTGAGGGGTGGAAGTCGGATCACCGTCATCCAGGACAATGCCGTTCTTCAAATAAGCGACATTCGTATAAGCAGCCTGGCTTCTCGCGATGCGGTTAAACTTGATTTTATTAATGCGGTTCTGCTCATTGATTAACTCTGCATCCTTCTCGGTGATGTCCGCGCGGTAATTATAAATCTTTTTATTGTACGCGCCTTCTGTTTCCGCAGCATTGGCTGCGCCCATGTATCCAAGAGTGGATACAACGGTTGTTGCCGCTGATGCGGCTATTGCCAGTGGTGCCATTATGTTATCCTCGCAAAGCGAATGAAGTCCTTGCCTTCAATGTCGTATTTTTTCATTAAACCTTCTTCCTTGAAACCCAGCCACTTGGCGAATCTAATTCCTTTTGGAAAATCAGACCGTACGGCTGTTTGTAATCGTACAATCTCATGTTCCTGATATAACTTGTCCAATCCTTTTCTTATGGTGCGCGCAGCCAGGAGGGGGTAATCCCAAATCTTATTGGATCCAATGACCCATCCTTCAAACACGCCGTGCCACATCGGCACAATTCCACCGCTGCAAATAAAAGAGTTGTCCTTGACGGCGGTGAATGACTTGTCTTGAAACTCCAGATTGTTAAAAATGTCAAAATGATCGGGATCCATGCCAATCTGCGCGGCGTTGGTTCCCTGGCTCATCATGATCTTTGCGTGATCTGACTTAAATGGAATAAGATACATTATCCCTCATTGCTTGTTAATCGCGGATACACCGCCAACACGGTCATTGGCAGAGGTTGTGTTTGACGAATGATGATTTTTGCATCCGTGCTGTAATCACCACGAAACTCTATCTCCTTGTCACCCGTGATCGGCGTGATCGCCGTGCTCATCGGCATGCTACCCGTGCGAAAATTAATCGTTTCCATGTCCGTTTCATCGGATCCGACTTCCGCGCCAACCGTTTTATAAAAACGAAGCGTGACATCGTGAATCCTTTTTATCTTTCCCTGGGATGTGCCTTCCTGACTTGGCACTTCCAACGGCATTGTTTCCAACAAGGATGAATATCCCAACCCCGCCTGGACAACGCTCGCTGAACGATCCAATGTTACGGCTCCGCTTGAAACCGTCTTATCAGGATGACTTGAGCCATCCGCTAAAATGGAAATTGTCTCCCCTTCCAGGTGGTCAAGTCCGGTGATGGATGTTGTCGCGGTGCTGTCGTACGTCAAGCCGCTGTCAACATAAAAAGCATCCTCAATGTCATCCCCGTAATCATACGAGGAAAAATATTCCACATACCGCCTGACCGAACCATTGATGATTCTTTTAACGATCATGTAAGTCGTGTCCTCATTAAGATCACCCGGTATGGTCGCCACTGATTCAGCCATGGTGTTGGTGAAAATGTTATCCGTTTGCTCGCTCGTATGAGCTGATGTTAAAGAAACAAAAGAGCTTAAATCCAATCTTGTTGATATTTTAAATTCATTGTCATTAATTTTTTTAACATAATATTTTGTATTCTCGGACAATCCTCCGATCGCGGTTCCGGTGTTATCATAATAAATAACATCATTCGTGTTCAGTCCGTGCGATGCAGAGTGCAATGTGTCATTCTCAATGTTAACACCCTGGTAAATGTACTGCGTTGTATCGCTGCTCGGTGCCGTTGTTAAGCTAATCGCCGTTCCCGCCGTGGCATCAGCGGATGTCGCAGCCAGCTTAATTGTATTACTGTCTGAACTAATCAAATAATACAAGGTGTCCGTCTTTAATCCTCCAATCGGATTGGATGCCGTATAATAATACACGGCATCACCCGTTGAAAAACCATGGGAGGAAATGGTTATTGTGTTGCCTGATGTTGAAACATTGCTTGCGTTCGCCGTAAAACTTTTTGATTGTTGTATGATGTTTTTAGTCGTGTCGGATTTACCGCCAAGAATATGCCGGTGCCATCCTATGACATTCTCCACGCGCTGATAAGTCATCCCCGCCAGGATGCCGTCTGTCTTTGTTGTCCATACAATGCTGTCCGGTTCCTGTTGATAGGACAGTTGCGTGATTCCGCTCTTGGTGACATGCTCCGCCAGGATTGTCAGATCCGGCGCGACATAAGAATCAACATTGTAATCATAAACTAATTCGCGTAACTTCCTTTTCGCTCTCTGCAAGAACAAAGTCACGTTCGCAACCGGTATGACATCCACATTGGCGGATCCATAAGCCGATTGTCTTTTAATCTGTATGTTCGTTGGCGTGATAGGCTCCGAGGTGCTTGAAGCTGTCGCCGTAAATTCCCCGCCAGTCGTTCCAATGATCAAGGTGCGCATGGAGGAGAGATACCTCACCGCGTTCACCTGGTCAGAGCCGATGGTGAAAGTCAAGGCATCATCCGCATCCGTTCCGGTCGTTATGTCCTCAAAGTCACCCGCCACGCTGAACCATAATTTTTGTGGAGCGGTGTTGGTGTTCGCAAAAACCAGTCGTTCCTCATAAATCGCCACGCAACTCGGATAGTTGTTTGTGGAGGTGAAAGGATCTGAAGTTGGCGCGTAGCTTCCGATAGTCCAGCTTGCATGCGCCGACCTGGTTAATTTTTGCGGCTTGTAAGTCGGATGCACGATGTACATCGTGTCCGCAGACTGCGCGAATTTTAAATTAAATAAATCCGCAGTCGCATAAGTTGTTGTAATTTGATAAATTTTATTAATCGTTCCCGCGGAGGAATAAGTCGTGTAACCGGAAGTGTCCACATTGCTTCCATCCACGTCTTGCAGTTCAAAAGTATTCGTTGTTTTACTGGCAACCTTGAATGTCTTGCCGTTGACTTCGGTCATTCCCACGACACTGGTAATGATGACAAAATCGCCATTGGAATATCCGTGCGAGGATGAAGTGACAACCCCTGGATCAGCTCCCGTGATCGCGGTTATCGTCTTATCCCCTTCGGTTATGATTCCCCCATCCTTGAAGAAACGGATATATAAATTACCAAACTCCAGGACATAGGTCTGCGTTGTTGAAAACTCAAAGGGAATCAGCCTGGTTGATAAAGAACTTGTCTTGACTTCGTGAATGAATTTCGTTCCCGGTCGGCGGCTTGCGCCTCCGTGCGGATGAATGGTCATGTTCTCCATGATCTTGCACCCGTTGAAATATTTCTCTAAATCCGTTCTTCCCCTCAACCGCGGGGATAACTCCCCAGCCGTGAAGTTGGTTAATGCCGCTGAAACTTTAGGCATTACAACCTTGAAGTTATAAATTCATTCGCTTGAAAACGATTCACCGTATCAACAGAATTTTCCGCCGCATCGGCGTGCCGAGCTTCTCGTAATTTTAATTCGTATAACTCATATAAGCCGCGCACCAATCCGTTGTTCTGCGTGATGGCAAAGCATAATTCATGCGCCAGTCTCGCCGCGACTGTTTCACGCAATAACGTATCAAATTCATTGGGGTCGGTAATTTTCGCCACATATAAAATTTTAATCGTGCTTTCATCACTCAATATCTTTCTTCCTTCAACGCGATATTCCTCACCCGTTGAAACCTCGGAGTATTGTGATCGAATGACACGCAAACAATCAGAAGGCAGCGTGTACTGATAAGAATATTCAAATGCGGGTGTGGCGGTGTCTTGCGCCAGCTCCACGCGTTTTAACAAACAGTTCCAGGGATGCGCGCGAAAAACCGCATCGCGTACCGGTTCGTAGCGTTGGTTCAATAACCGTGCATTCTTGGAATCCTCCGTTAAACTGACAATCCTTGTCGCTCCCAAAATATTTAATGATGAATTACAAATTTCTACTACTGATGCCATGATTTCCTTTAAAAAAAATAATTAAAAAAAAGAGGGGGATGAACCCCCTCTTATTCGACTTTTAGTCAACAATGTAAACGATGTAACCTACCAGGTCATCACCATCCGCTATTGCTGTAGTTGATGTAGCACGAAGAACAACTCCGTCTTTGCTTTCAAAGACATGAGTTCCACCAGTTGCTTTTGTCGCAGCCAAGGCTCCTTCCATATCGAAGTAGCCGACCGTGTCAACATCTTCCCCGTCAACCAATCCGTCAGGATCAGCCGAGGTAGTGGTTCCGTCTTGCGCCGTGTACGCATCCCATCCAAGATCCAGTGTCGCTGAACTTGTTGTCCAGTTCACATAGGCTCTTGATAATGCCAATAATACTCTCACTCTACCAGCCGGTAGTTCGCCAAGAGCAACTGAAGAACTTGCATCCCCAGCACCATCCTGGTCGTGAGTGAAAAACATGACTCTTAATTTGCCGTGTTCTTCGGTAGTCTTATTATTAACAACAGGAGTTGCAGTACGGTTAGTATATTCAGTTGATTTCTGAGTAGTAACAGCCATTTATATCCTCCTATTATTCGTTGCACGGAATTTGGACTACTTTTTCCTCTTCCATTCGAGTGGCACCAATGCTCATGCAGTAGTAAACTTGAGTGCTGTATGATTTATCAGCTCTCTCATCTATTCTTGCACTAACATCCTTGCCTATTGCGAGTTTAATCGCATCCTCGGTGAAAGCGAAACATAGCCTGTCATCCGTATAGGTTGAGTCAAGATTAAGCCTGTTTGACATAATAAACTTGAAACCAAGGAATGAATCAACTTGACCCATTGCTAAAGCCTTCACGGTATTATAATCAGAGTTCTTAACCTCTGTAGTGTTAAGCAAATCCTCTATTTGGGTTGCTCCACACACTACATATCTTTTTAGTGATGGATCTACATCTTTGAGATCCAGTTTCTTCTTCGCATCCAAAAGTTTTGCAATGTTCAATCCAGTGGATTGATCTGATGTTGCATATTTTTGAGTGCTGGGGAGTGCCGTGGATGTCGATCCAGTTTCTCCCGTATAGGCAGTCGCATTAAATGCTGTGATGATAACGTCATCAATTGATCTTCCCATTGCCGCTGCTGCTGCTTTGGCATAAGTTGAAGTAGGATCAATCAGCATTCTTACTTTGTCCTGATCATCTATGAGATCAGCCCATTCGTAGTCAGCCAATGACACCCTTCTTCTTGAATGAGGAGTATCAATCTGTGGAGTGTCTGCGTGTCTACTTGACCTGACCTGGGCACTTGTCGCTCCGACTTGGTCGAAATAAGCATTCTTCCCGGTCACAGATTCCACATCCACAGCTTCACGCAAACGGCTACCCATTTGTTGTGCTAGCAGTTGTACATTATTTGAATATTGCTGTACAAAAGCCGTGGTAATTTCACTTGACATAATTGTCCTCCATTAGTGAAAAAATTAAAACGATAAGCTCCCTATCTCTATAGACTTAATCTGTATTTAACGATTAGTCATCGTGATGCTTTCATCATGTCAATGGAACCCGAAGGCTACTCCATGAACCAATATTTCTATCGGTTATCCCGTTACCGTTAATTCCATCAAACGAGCAACCTCATCAACGGCGCGTTGATGATTGGGATGATTTTTATCCCAGTACGGTTGTCCTTTGTTCATTAACGCATCAATTTCCTTTTGCGCCACATTCGGTGTCATTATGTTTTCTTGCGGAGCTCCCTGAAGTTTATCTTCTGAAATAGCCTCCCCGATTTTAATGAACGCGCGAATGATCGCCGGATGGTTTCCTAAAGGCGTACCATCCGCCAACTTTGTTTCAAAAATTTCCGGATTTGCAAACTGCTTGGCAACGCGTTCAGCCAGTTGAATTTTACTGTCCGTTGCCTTGCCAAACTCTTTTTGTAAATCCTTAACAACGCCTTCCCTGTTGTCATTTAAAGTTATTTCCGCCTCCTTAACAACCGCCGCGTTCAATTCATCATAGAATTGTAAAATGCCTTGCGCTTGCTGCGGAAGCAAACCTAACTTATGTGATACTTCTTTAAAAGAGTTCAAGTTTGAACCGTCATCCCCTTCGGGAAGTTTATATTCAAACTCATATCCATCCGAAGTCTCCGGTCTGCCGAGCTTGCTATAAACCTGGTTCCAGTCCTCCTCGGTTCCGTATTTTCCCGGTAAGGCGATCTTATCCTTGCCCACCATTCCTTGCGCATGAACGTATCCCTTCGCCAGGGAATTTACATCATGTATGTCTTTGAGAGAAGTATCATCTCTTATATCATCTGATAAACTGTCCTTCCAATTTGTTTCAACCGGAGCTTCGCTTACAGACGGTTGAGATACTTGCTCTTCCGCTACCTGTGTTTCAGCCATGTTTTACTCTTTCCTTAATTTAAAGTTTAAAAAATTCTCAATGTGTAGGATGACGTTACGCTGTCCTTCATTGAACGCAGCAGTGTTCGCATCTTTATCAAACGTGCTGCGATTTCCATAACAACGCGAACGCAGATCAATTAAAACTTTTTTTCCGCTGTCCGAGTTGAATGTTTGCTTATACAGATCAATGATCTGCAATATTTCCTTTGGTATTTCTTCAGCCACCCAAGCCTCCAACCGCTTTCACCATCGGAGCCGCCTGTCCGGCTGCCTGTGCATCAGCTCTTGCCTCTTCCGCCTGTGCCGCCGCCTGTTGCTGCTGTGCTCGTTGGTTTCGTAATTCTTGAACCTCCCCGTCTGAACGAATGACCTTGCTTGGAACGCCTAATATTTCAGCGATGTGTTTCACCAAGTTGTCGGTGTCCACATAATCCAGCATCGGAGCCACCTGGTTAAGCGGCATGATGATTTCCAACGCTCTCATCATCGCATTGACATCACCCTGTCTCTGCGCTCTTGCAAGCGGTGATACATACTCAATGTCAATGTCCAATCCTTGCAATGTCGGAGGCGGTGCCGGTAAAATTCCATCACGCAATAAAATGTTAAAAGTCCTGTCAATGAGGGGTTGCAACATTTCTGATTGCAGCCTTCCCAGAACCGGTGCCAGCAATCGCATCTTTTCTTCATTACGCTGTAAGACTTCCGTTGCGGTCATGGTCACATTCTGCGCCATCAACAGTTGATCAACAAAATACGCCTGGCGGATCGCCTCCCGTCTTTGATTTTCATATTCCAAACCAAAAGGAAAGTTCGCGCCGATGTTCAATGGTTCAATTCGATCCCTGGAACCCGATCGATAAAAATTCAATCCTCCGGGAATGGTCTTGATCGGCATGATGAAACCGTCATCAGGAACAAGGAGCGGCGGGTCAATGGTTTTTTGAGCCGCGCGGATCATTGTCTCCGACATCTTGTTCAACATCTTAATGTCCGGCAACGCCGTCATGGATGGTGATCTTCCATATACCTCCACGCTTGATTTCACAAAACGCGGAACCACATACGGAAATTCATTGAATCCCCCCTCGCCCAGCATTTTTCCATCAATCGTCAAATAAATGGAAGAGAAAGGCTTGTTGACATCATCAATTTTTTTCACATCGCGCTTATCACGCGGCATGACACAATGCAGAAACTCCAGTTCCTGATAGGGATTCTCCTCTGATATTTTTTTTATCTCCTGTGTCGCCGCTCCAAACATGTTGAAGGCGGCTCTCGCGGACATCTTAAATTTGCGAAAAACCGTGTCAACCACGCCTCGCTCATTCTCCTGAATGAATATTTCTGAAATATGCCTTGTTGAAAATCGCAACTGCTCCTGGTCGCTTCGTTCCACAAACATGCAACCCGTGCCGAAAGCGATGAGATCCAAATACATTTCATGGATCTCTTGCTGAAAATTGGAGCGGTTGAACGCCTGGTACATCTGCCTGGTGCATTCCTCCAGCCATTCGTTAATGGCATCATCCCCTTGCAGCATCGGATCCTTGAATTGCAGTGAGAACCACGGCGAAGCCGCGTTCGTCAGCATTCCGTGCAGAGAAGATGCCAATAGTTCGGCGGCATGAATTGCGGTTCCATCATACACCAACTCCGTTCTCTTTGATCCTTTAGCCTGTTTCTTCGTGACATCAGCTCTTCGCGGCAATACATAATCACCGATCTCCTGCCAATGACTCTCCCAGGTGCCGCGCATCACTTTCAACTTGCCGTACCGGTCTAATAATTCTTTTGCTTTATTTGTCGCCATTAATCACCTAAATTTCCTTTTAATAATTTATCCGTCTCCCCCATCAGAAACGCCTTGCGGTCTTTCCCGG